CCGCCCGACCCGGTCCGCTCGAACGAACAGGCAATGCACCGCCCATCCTCCCGAGGGCGCCGGTAGGGCGCCGGAGTCGGGCGACGATCGTCCGGGTTGTACCGGATCGCGACCCGTCCCTCGAGCGGGTGCGGCCCGTGACGCGTTCGGCGAAGGTTCCCAGGGGCGTGCAGCCGCCCATGATCGCCGTCCCGCCTCTCGACGCGCGATACCTGACGTGGGGCCCGATCGTCGCCGAGTGGGCCGAGAAGCGCGTCGGCCTGGCGTGCACGCCGTGGCAGCGGTTCGCCCTCGACCGCCTCCTCGAGGTCGACCCGGACCGCGGCCGCCTGCGCTATAGGTCGGCGATCGTTTCGTGCGCCAGGCGTAACGGCAAATCGACCGTCCTACGGGGCCCGCTCGGCTGGCTCCTCGACGCGTCGCCGCTCTGGTCCCTGGGCGCGATCACCGCGCCGACGCGAGAACAGGCCTACGCCGCCCTGTTCGCCCAGCTGGCTAACGACGTGCGGCCGCTCGGGATGGAGGCCCAGCCTACGGGCGCCCGCGCCGGTATCGGCTACTCCGACGACCCGCGCCGCGTGTTCATGCTCTCCGGTAAACACGACGTCGCCCGCGGCCGGACCTTCGACCTGGTCGTTATCGACGAGGCGCAACAGCGCGGCCTCACGAGCTCGACGATCGCCGCCCTCGAGCCGACGACGCGCACCCGCGAGCACGGCCTCCTCATAGCGACCGGCACCGCGCCGGCGGAGGGCTCCGAGTTGTTCTCGACGCTCTACGCCCGCGCCGTCATGGCGGCCGCCAGGCCTGGCGACGACCCACGGTTCGGGGCCCTGGTATGGGAGGGCACGACCGACGACGACGCCGGCATACGCGAGGCGAATCCCGGCGTTCGCGACGGCCTCCTCGAGCTCGACGTCCTGCGCGATACGCGGCGGGCCCTCTCGGCCCACGCGTTCGCCGCCGAGACCCTGAATCGCACGTCGGCCGACCCCACGCACGCCTGGGCGCCTCCTGGCAGCTGGGACGCGTGCGCCGACCCTCGAGGCCAGGCGCCGGCCGACGCTACGCCATCCTTCGGGCTCGACGTCACGCCGGCCTGGACGCGGGCCAGCATCCTCGCCGCGGTGCCCGACGGCGAGCGGGTGCACGTCGAGCTCGTCGACCAATGGCCGCACGGCGCCGACGCCGAGGAGGTGATATCCGCGGCCCGCGAGCTCCTGCGCAAGTACCCGCGGTCACGCCTGGCGTTCGATGCCGCGTCGCCGATCGCCGCGCGGGCCCGCGACCTGGTCGACGAGCTCCCCGAGCGCGTCGAGGAGCTCGGCGGTTCGGCGTTCCGGGCCGCGTGCTCGTCCCTCCTGGGCCACGTCGTCGCCGGCACCCTCCGGCACCGGGCCGACCCGGTGCTCGACTCCGCGGCCCGCCTGGCGGCCCGCTCCGAGGACGCCGAGGCCTGGCGGTTCGTCCGGCGCAAGTCTGCCGGCCATATCGACGCGATCGTCGCCGCAACGTGCGCCGTGCACCTGGCCGACCGGCCGCTACCTCCGCGGCCCGCGATCTACGCCAGGCGAGGCTAATACCTTCGGGCGATAGCGCCGGCCGCCGGCGGGCCCGTAGACTCCCGGCTATGGGACTCCTCGAATGGCTCCTGGGCGACCAGGCGCCGCCTACTGAGCTCGCCCGAGAAATCACCCCGCCCTACCCGAGCGTAGCCGCGCAGATTCGCGCCTACGTCGCCGCCCGTGAGGTCGGCGGCGAGCTCGTGCTCCCCGCCGTCGAGCGCGGCGTCGAGCTCATAGCGTCGGCCGTCGCGCAGCTGCAGCTGGTCGCCTACCGCGAAGGCGTGCCGCTCGGCGAACAGCCGCGGATCATCGTCCGGCCCGACCCCTGGGCGACGTCGTATTCGTTCCTGCACCAGCTGACCCGGAGCATGGTGGAGACCGGCGACGGTTTCGCGTTCCTGTTCGATCGCGACCCCGAGACCGACCGGCCCAGGGCGGCCCACGTCATCCCGTCCGCGGAGGTGACGTCCGAATGGGATGCCTCCCGGTTCCTCCCGGTGCACACCTGGCGCGGCCGCGAAATGCGGCTCGGCGTCGACCTCCTGCACGTCCCGCTCGCCTCTCGCGCCGGCGAGCTCCGCGGGCGATCGCCCCTGGCCGCGTGCCGGCGGGCCCTCCTGGCTATCGAGGCCGCCGAGCTCTACGCGTCCGGCTGGTTCGCCGCCGGCGGCGTGCCGTCCGGCGTGCTCACCTCGCCCTCGACGCTCGACGACGGCGAGGCCGAGGCCATGCTCTCCGCCTGGCTCGACGCTCACTCCGGGCCCATCCCGACGCCGGCCGTTCTCTCCGGCGGAGTGACGTACCAGGCGACGGCCGGCGACCCCGAGCGGTCGCAGCTGACGGCCGCCCGCGAGCACGGCGTCGCGACCGTGGCGCGGCTCCTGGGCATCCCTGCGCCGCTCCTCCTGGTCTCCCTGCAGGGCTCGACGATCACCTACCAGAACATTACGGCCGTCTATGGCGAGCTCATCCGGGCGACCGTGGCGCCGCTCTACCTGGCGCCCATCGAGGCCGCGTTCTCCGACCTGGTGCCGCGCAATAGCTCGGTCCGGTTCTCCCTGGGCGAGCTCGGCCGGCTCGACTACATGGCCCGCCTCGAGGCCTACCAGCTGGCCCAGGCGATCGGCCTCCTCGACGCCGAGCACATCCGCCGGCTCGAGGGTATGCCGCCCGAGGACGTCGACGAAACTCCCACGCCGTTCGCGCCGACGCCGGCGCCGGCTACCGTGCCCGTGCCGGAGGTGCCCGTATGACTGACCAGCTGGTAACGGCCGAGCTCGACGACGCCGTCGAGCTCCTCGAGGCCGCCGACGGCGGCGACCGGCGCACGCTGCGCCTCCGCCTCCTCCGGTACGGCGAGGTCGGCAACCTCGAGACCGGCCCGGAGCTCCTCGAGGCCGGCGCGTTCGCCGAGACCGACCCGACCCGCGTCACGCTCGAGGCCGGCCGCCATGGCGGGCCCCTGGTCGGCGTAGGGACGTCCCTCGAGGAGGTCGACGGCGTGCCGTACCTCGAGGCCCGCGTCTCGCGCACCCGCGACGGCGACGAGCTCCTCGAGCTCGCCCGCGACGGCGTGTTGCGCGCGGCGTCCATCGTTTACCGCCCGATCGCGGGCGCCTCTCGCCGTCGGGCCGACGGCGTCAACGTCAGGCGTCGCGTCGAGCTCGTGCGCGTCGCCGTTCTCGACCGCGGGGCGTTCCCGTCGGCCGAGGTCGTCGCCGCATCCGAAGCATCGCAGGAGGATCGCACCATGCCCGAGCTCACGCTCGACCAGATCACCGACGCCGTCCGCGGCGCCGTCGCCGACGCCGTGCCGGCGCCCGTCGTGGCCGTTCCGGCGCCGACCCTGGCCGCCTCCGCGCCGCGGCTCCCCGCCACGTTCGCCGAGTACCTCGAGGCCTCCCTCGACGGCGACCTCGAGGTGCGGGCCGCCGTGCGTCGCGCGTTCCTCGAGGCCGCGGCGCCTACCTCGATCGCCGACGGCGTCACCGGCGACGTGCCGGCCATCGTCCGGCCCGCCTGGCTCTCCGAGATCATCGCGATCTTGCCGGCCACGCGGCCCGTTATCAACGCGTTTGGCACGGCGCCCCTGCCCGAGTCGGGCATGGAAATCGACTGGCCGACGTTCGATGGCGACTACACCGGCCGCGTCGCCGTGCAGGCCGCCCAAAAGGACTTCCTCATCTCAAAGAAGGTCACCATCGCGAGCGATAAGGCGACGATCGCGACGATCGCCGGCGCGCTCGACCTCTCGTGGCAGGCCATCCGCCGGAGCTCTCCGAGCTACAAAGAGGCCGTCGGGCGCATCCTGGCGACCGCCTGGGCCATCGAGACCGAGAAGGCGTTTGCCGCCTACGTCGTCTCGAAGGCGACCGGCACCGCGGCGACCGGCGCGACGCCGGACGGCGCGAAGTACCACGCGGCCATCCTCGAGGCCGCCGGCAAGGTCGACGACGCCACGGGCTCGCCGGCTACGTTCATCCTGGCCGCACCCGACGCCTGGCTCACCATTGCGAAGGCGACCGGGCTCTACCCGAAGGTCTACGGCACGACCAACGTCTACGGCACCGCCCAGGCGTCGCCGCTCGCCGTCGACGTTTCCGGGCTCCCGGTCATCCGCGCGAAGGCCCTGGCGGCCGGTACGGTGCTCGTCTCGAATCCGTCGGCGGCGACGCTCTACACGAGCGGGATGCTGGCCGCGGAACAGGACGTCGTGGTGAAGCTCGGGACCGACGTCGCCGTGTGGAGCATGGACGCGCCGGCCGTGTTCCTGCCGCTCGGCATTGTGAAGGTGACGACCCCGTAGCCTCGCCTGGGAGGCGCAACCGTGGCCATCCCCGCATACCTCGAACCTAACGGCCGAGCCGCGATTCCCTCGCGGCTCCGGCCGGCCACGGGCGGCACGCTCGAGGTGCAGCTGGTCCCGCGGCCGCCCCTGGGCACCGCGACCCTGGCCAACGCCGACCCGTCGGCGGCCGCCTCCGTTATGTGGCTCGACGACGACGGCGCATCGCACCTCGAGCCGCTCTGGCTCCTGGTCAACCTCCCGGCCGGCGACCCCGTCGCCGAGCCGCCCGCACCCGAGGGTCTCGTCGAGGCCGACCGCTACGGCGGGACGTTCGCCCGCGCCAGGGCTACCAGCGTCAACCTCGACGACGGCCTCGAGCACGCGTTCCTGTTCGCCCTGGCCCGCGTGGCCGGCCCTGGCGGCGAGCTCCTCGCCGATACGGCCGCCCTCCGGGCCCTGGGCGGCGCCGCATGGTTCGATCACGGCGGCCAGCTGGGCCACGTCAAAGCTCTAAACGGCGCCGACTTCATGGCCGGCGCCATGGCCGACCGGATCGACTCCGGCGAGCTCAACCATGGGAAGCTCGACCTGGCGACCGATCCCGCGCACCCCGCCCTACTCCTCACGCACGGGCCCGCCCTGGCCGGCGGGCGCCGGCGTGCCACGCTCGGCGACCTGGTCTCCTGCCTGGGCGAGCCGGCCCGCGCCCTGCAGCTGCGCGAGGCCGGACCTAACGAAATCGACGTCGTCGGCGCCGCGGTCATCGTGGCGCCCGAGCCTCCGGGCCCGCAGCCTGGCGACCCGTGGAGCTCCGGCGTTACCGTCGACGAGCTCGCCCGCGCCCTGGCCGTCGCCGTGCCGGTCTCCGGCACCGGGCCCCTGGTCGACCGCCTCCGCCTGGCGATCGCGACGGCCGAGGATGCCGTCGGCGCCTACACCGGCCGGCGCACCGTCGCCGACTGGCCGGCTACCGTGCCGGCCGGCCCGCACGTCGCCGTCCTGCAAGTGGCGACCCGCGTCTATCGGGCCGCCGACGTCACGTTCGGCGTGCTCCAAACCGAGCTAGGAACGGCGTATACCGGCCGATGGATTACGCCCGAGCTCGACGCCGCCCTCATAGGGTGGCGCCGCTCCTGGGGCATCGCGTGAGGCCCTGGCGCCGCATCCTGGCCGCTATCGAGGACGCCGACGAGCTCGACGGGCTCGGCGTCACCCTGGCCGCCCGCTGGGTGGCGAACATGGCCACGCCGGCCATCCTGGTCGTGCCCGTGCGCCGCTACGTCGTGCAGCCGTGCGACGAGCGGTACGAGCTCGCCCTACAGGTCGTCGTGCCGCTCCAATCCGACGACGACGACGTATTGCACGAGCTCGTCGACCTGGCCATTGCGCGCGTTCCCGCCGGCGTGCTCGTCGGCGAAACGACCTACGGCCAGGACGATCGGGCCGGCTCTACCTACGTCGTCGCGACGACGACCCTTACAGCCTGAGGAGGGCGCCACAATGCCGAGCTTGTTCGGGCAGCCGCACCTTACCTACACGCCGGCGGGCGGGACCGCGACCGAGGTCGACCTCTCGTGCCTGGTCCGGCCCGGTATCACGTTCGACGCGCCGACTGAGGTCATCGACGACCCCGTGTTGTGCGACCCGAGCCGCTCTCGCGTTCGCGCCGGCGCGGCATCCGTGACGCTCACCCTGGTCGTCGGCGACGACTACGCGACGGCCGTCGAGGCCCTCCTGGGCACCTCCGGGCGCCTCGAGGCCCGCGTGCCCGACGAGGACGGGCCCGGTTTCGGGGCCGACGTGACGTGGCCGGCGCAGGCCGGCGTGGCGTTTACCGAGGACGGGTTCGTCGAAATGGAGCTCACGCTGGGCAGCGGGGCGCCGGAGTTCCTGCCTGCCGTCGTCGCCGGCCCGTAGCCGTGCCGCGGCGGCAAGGGCCCGTCGTCCGCGTCGAGGGCGCTAAGGAGCTCGCACGAGCATTCCGCCAGGCCGGCGGATCAACGCGCGAGCTCTCCGGCGCCTATCGCGCCATCGCCCGCGAGCTCGTGCCGCCGGCGCAGCGCGAGGCGCCGCGGCGCACCGGCAAGCTGGCCGCCTCGACTCGAGGCCTGGCGCGCTCGACGCGGGCGATCCTGGCCGCCGGCTCCGCCCGCGTGCCGTACGCGGGCCCGATTCACTTCGGCAATCCCAGCGTAAAGACGTATCCGGCCCGCCAGGGCGCCAAGAGGTCGACCGGGACTCTCGGGATCATCCGCCCTAATCCCTGGCTCTATCGCACAATCGACGAGCGTCGCGACGAAGTGTTCGAGGCGTTCGAGACCAACGTCGCCGCGGTGCTCCGGCAGCGCGGCCTGATGTAGAGGAGGCCTCATGGCCCGTAGGATCGCGCTAACACAATCCGACGTCGAAAGCCTCACGGTCGGCGAGCTCGAGCTCCTCGAGGAGCGCACCGGGCGCCCGCTCTCGCGCCTGTTCGATCCCGACGCACCGCGCGGCTCGCTCCTGCACGCTCTCGCCTACATCACCATGCGGCGGGACGATCCGGCGACGACCTGGGAGGAGGCCGCCGACGTAATCGTGCAGCTGGACGCGACGCCGGAGGTCGTCGCCTCTACGGGCCCTTCGCGAAGTGGCCGCGAGAGGCGACGCGGATGATCTACGACCTCGCGCTCGGTCTCGGCTGGCTCCCGCGCGACGTGCGCCAGCTGACGGCCGCCGACCTGGTCGGCCTGGCGAAGGCCGCCGACCGGCGCGAGCGTCGGGCGAAGGCGAAGGGGCGGAGGTAACGACGTGGCGAAGCCTGGCGTTCGCGTAACGATCACGGGCGACGCCGACGGCCTCGAGCGCGCCCTGAATCGCTCGAGCGGGGCCCTGGCCGGTTTCGGCAAGACGGCCGCCGGCGTGTTCGGCGGCGGGCTCCTGCTAAAGGGTTTCGACGCCGCCGTCGGCGCCGTGCAAGACCTGGCCGGTTTCGCCCTCGACGGTATCGGCAAGCTCGACGCCTACGGCGACGCAGTCTCCCGCCTCGACTCCATGGTCGCCGGCCTGGGCGACGCGGCGACCGGCGTCGACCTCACCCGGTTCGGCATGGGCAAAGGCGAGGCCGCGGAGTCGGCCCTGGCGTTCGCGAAGATGGGCCAGGCGATCGGCCTAACCGACGACGAAATCCGAGCGACGACGCCGCAGCTGCAGCGCATGGCGGCCCAGCTGGCCAGCCTGGGCGACGGCGACCCCGCGGGCCAGGCCGAGCTCCTCTCGAAGGCCATGAGCGGTAACGCTAAGGCCGCGAAGGCTCTCGGCGTCGCCCTCCCGAAGGGTGCGAGCGGCATGGCCGCCTGGTCGGCGATCGTCGCCCAGCTGGGCCCGCAGCTGGACGAGGCGACCGGAGGCCAGGCGTCGCTCGCCGACGTGCAGGAGCGATGGGGCGCGGTGCTCGAGAACCTGCAGCTACGCCTGGCCGGTTTCCTCGAGGCCCTGGCGCCCGTCGTTTCGTCCCTCCTCGACCAGCTGCTACCGGCGTTCGATCGCCTGGTCGACGTCGTCGGGCCCATCCTGGCCACGGCGTTCGAGGCCCTGGCTAAGACGTTCGGCGAGTTCGCCGCCGGCGGAGGTGCGTCCTACGTCGCCGAGCTCCTCTCGACGATCGCGACCGTCGCCGGCCAGGTCGGCGCGTTCCTGGTCGACCGGGTGCTACCCGTCGTCGGCAAGCTGGCCGCGGCCCTCGCGAAGGCCCTGGGGCCCGCCCTGGCGGCGGCCGCCGACGCGTTCGAATCATGGATGCCGGTGCTATCCCAGGTTTGGGGATTCCTCGAGCGGACCGTGGTCCCGATCCTGGCTAACTACGTTATCCCGCTCGTCGGTAAGCTCCTCGAGCTATTCCTCCGGGTGGCCGGCATCGTCGGCGGCGGGCTCTCGCGCGCCCTCTCGACCCTGGCCGGCTGGTTCGATCGCCTGGTCAACGTGGCGCGGCCGCTCCTCGACCTCCTCGAGGGTATCGGCCGGTTCGGCGGCGACGTTATCGGCTCGATCGCCGGCGCCGTCGGGCTCAACGACGCCGGAGGCCAGGCCGCGGGCCGCTCCATCGTCGTCAACGTCAACGCCGGCGTAGGCGACCCGGTCGCGATCGGTAAGCTCGTGAGTCGCACCCTGGGCGCCTACACCTCCCGCGGCGGCGTGGCATGAGCAAATGGTCGGCCGGCTGGTCATGGATGCCTGGCGGCTCCGGGCCGACCGGCCAGCCGACGCTATGGGGATACCAGGCGCCGCCTATCGAGCCTCCGCCTGGGCCCGACCCCGCGACCGCCCTCGCGATCACCGCCATATCCCCGACGACGCCGCAGGCCGGCGCGCCGTTCTCGGTCACCGTCGAGGCCAGGGCGGCGACCGGCCAGCCGGCGAACGTGACGGCCGATACCGTCGTGACGCTCTCCCTGGCGGCCGGCTCCGGCGCCCTGGGCGGCAACCTCTCCGGCACGATCCCGGCCGGCTCGAGCTCGGTCACGATCGGCGGCGTTACCTACTCCGTCGCCGAGGCCGGCGTGCAGCTGCTAGTAACGGGCGGGGCCCTGGCCGGCGCGAGCTCCTGGCCCGTCGAGGTCTCGCCCGAGCCGGTGCCCGAGCCGCCCGACGAGCCGACCGTAGACGGCTCCCTCGCCTATCCCGACGTTTACCTCGCGGGCTCGAACGTATGCGATCGGGTGCTCTCGGTCCGCTGGTCGCACGGGCGGGACTGGTGGCTCTCGCCGCCCGAGCCTGGTCTCGCGACGCTCGAGCTCGACGCGACCGTCGACGCGCGCCAGCTGGTGCGCCGCACGTTCGATGCCGATACCGGCGCCGAGTGGGCAATGGAGGCCGGCCTGGGCTCGCTCGGGTTCGAGGAGGGCGCCGGCGGCATCCCGAGCTCGGGCGCCGGCCGGTTCGCCGTCATGCTCTACAGCGCGGCCCAGGTCTACGGCCATATGACCGACTCCCGCCGGTTCGCGCTCGTGCCTGGCGAGCTCCTCACGGTTACCTTCCGCGGCTACGTCGCCGGCCCGCCGAGCGTCACCATGCACGTCGCGATCGCGATACGCCGCTCTGACGGTTCGTTCGCCGGCTACCTCGAGCCGGCCTCGACGCTCGACGCCGTCGCCGGCCAGGCCGGCTGGGCGACGGCGACGTACCAGCTGACCGTGCCGCCCGACGTCACCTCCGGCGCGGTCTCCGTCGTTATGTACGGCGACGTCGACGCCTGGGCCGCCGTCGACGAGATCACCGTGCGGGCCGGCTCCTCGCTCGCCGCCGTGGAGCTCGGCGACGCCGTCGTCATTGCCGCCGAGCCGGCCGGCCAGCTGTGGCACGGCTGGGTCGACGGTATCGACTACCACCTCGAGCCGGCCGCCGGCGAGGTGCGCACGACGGTACGCGTGACGGCCGTCGACCAGCTATCGCGCATCCTCACGGCCGAGGTGTACCGCTCGGTCGTCCTGCAGGCCGGCGACCTCGAGGCCCGCCTCCTGGCCCTGGCGCAATACGCCGGCGTGCCTCCGCGCGCCGTGCGCCGCGCGCCCTCCGTAGGCGTCCTGCCGCAGCTGGCTACCGTGACCCTGGCGGGCTCCGGCTCCAAACCGGTACGGCTCGCCGATCACCTCCGAGACTGCGAGCTCGCCTCAAACGCCATCGTCGCCGTCGCGCCCGATGGCGCCTGGCTCATCCTGGCCCGCGACGCTCTGCCGACGACGCCGGCCGTCGTCGACCTGGTCGGCGATTCCTGCCCGAGCTCGGCCGACGTGGCGACGACGACGCCGGACCGGGTGCGTAACGTGTTCACGATCGCCGAGGGCGCCGAGGTCGTGCGGCAAGCCTCTATCGACCGCTACGGGCGCCGATCGTTCGACGTGCCGGCCGGCGTCACGGCCGCCGGCGTCACGCCGCCCTATACGGCGTCGTTCTTCGATGCTCTCGCCGACCCTGCGCCGTTCGTGCGCGTCACGGTGCCCGTCGGCACCCGCTCGGCGGCCGTCGTCCCGATAGCGCCGTTCGCGTTCGTGCGCCTGCCCGATCGGGCAGACCTCTACCAGCTGCTAGGGCTCTCCTGGGTGGCGACGCCTGGCACCTGGGAGGCCCACCTCGAGCTCGACCGCACGCAAACGAGCATCGCGGCGACGCCTCCGCCGGAGCAACCGCCCGTCGAGCCTCCGCCTCCGCCGGCGACGACGCGCACCGTTACGACGACGTTCTCGTGCGAGCGATCGGCCTACGTCGTCAACGCAACCGGCGGGATCGCCGCCGGCAATGGCGGCAGCGTCGACCTCCTGGTCGGCCTCCTGGGCGATGGCCAGTTGGCCCGCGGCCTGGTCCGGTTCGGGATCACCTGGGCCGGCAAGGTGCGCCAGGTCAAATCGGCGAAGCTCCGCCTGCGCGTCGGGCAGACGACGTGCTCGGCCTACGGCTCCTCGCCGCGGATCACGGCCTACCGCGCCGGCTCGACCTGGCTCGAGGGCACCTATGCGACCCGGTGCGCGTTCGCCGCCTCCAATGCCGTCAAATGGCCAGCGCCGCCGCAGTTCTCGACGGGCGCCGCGAGCGGCACCCCGCAACGGGCGGAGGGCGCGCTCCTCGAGCTCGACGTAACGGCCATCGTGGCCGCCTGGGCGAACGGGGCCCCTAACTACGGTTTCGTGCTCCGCGGCGCCTCCGAGACCAACGCGGCAAACCGTATGCCGTTCTGGTCGCGTAACGCGTCGAGCTCTACGATGCGGCCTACGCTCGTCGTTACCTATGAGCACGAGGTATAGCGGTGCCGAGACCAGCTGCGCCCGTTGATGGCCAGGAGGTGCTCGCCTCCTGGGCGAGCGACGTAATCGACTACATCGGGGCGGGCTGGCGGTTCGTGCCGACGGATAAGGTGACCCTGGTAAACGGGGCGACCGGCGTCGCGACGGAACAGATCGTCGAGTGTACGCACCTCCCGATGGGCGACCCGCGCGTGCGCGCCGTCGACCTGCAGTTCATGGTGCGCATCGCGGCGACGACCAATGCGAACGTTCACATCTTCCACGGCTCGGGCATGGATGCCGGCTACGCCTATAGCTCCGGCGTCGCCTCGAGGGGCGGCGCCGGTACGCTCGTGACCCTGGTACCTGGCGGCGCAACCGGCCGGCAAATCCGCTACACGCCGAGCGCGGCCGGCGTGCTCACCTACGTTTACTCGAGCGGCTACTGGATCGCCGACGCGAACGAACCGGCCGGCGAATACTCCCAGCTGGGCGCCCTCCCCGAGCCGATCGCTCCCCAGCCTGGCGACGATACCTCCGCGGCCTGGGGCGCCGCCCTGGTCGCCCTGGCCGGCCGAGGATGGCGGTATAACGCCGTGCCGATCGCGACGCTCGTCCTGCAAATGGAGGGCACCGGCGCCGACGAGTTCGTCGACCTCTCGGTATGGGTGCCGCCTGGCGACCAGCGCATCGTGGCCGCCCAAATGCGGCTCCTCATAGTGCCGGCGGCGGCGACCAACGCTAACGCGTTCCTAAAGGACTTCGACGGCTCCCAGGCCCTCATGAGCTACACCGGCGGCGTCGCCGGCCGCTACACCGTCGCCGGCGACGCGCCGGTGCTCATGGGCCCAGGGCCGACCGGCCGCCAGGTCCGATGGCACGCGCCGGCCGGCGTCACGGTCTACGTCTACGTCGTCGGCTACTGGTGGGGGGAGTCGGTCTAATGCCGCCCGCGAAGCCTGTACCAGGCCAGGAGCTCCGGCACGAGCTCGCCGCCGAGATGATCG